ATTAAAAACTCCGGGGTATTTTTTTGCCGTAAATATCACACGATGAAGTATATGTGCAAAACCCTCTTTGACTGCTCGCCTACTGGGATTACTGGGCATTTTCGCATAGGTCAAATTCCATTTGAAGATCAGGTTGGTCAAGCAATCAACAGTGTCAATGACTGGAACAGAGCAAGAAATCAACAGCGAAACTTTGAAACACTGATTCAAATAATCAGTCTGCGCAGCCAACCAGAGCGCATTCAGGCTCCGCGCTGTGACAAAGGTGTGTGGAGTTTTAGCTTTGAAGTTGAAGCAGAAAGCACATTTGGTATTTCGGGAAATCATGATCCTTTTGCGGCACTGCATCAAGACTGCAATGGAGTGCCCATGCTAACTGGGCTAGACGAGCAGGAAGTTGTAGAAACAGTACTGCGCCCTGACCAGAACATTTGGTTTGAAACGGTAAATAACTGATTATGGCAGACACCACTGATATTGAAAAGAAAAGTCTCGAAGCCCACGTTGAACTGTGTGCCGAGCGATACAAAGCACTGGAACTGCAAATCAGTTCAGTGCAAAAAGACATCGACGATGTCAAGGCAGTGGTCAAAGAAGTGCATGAAATTGTGCATGCCATGTCTGAAAAACGCAACAATCAATTGATTTCCTGGGGTGTGGGAATCATAACATTTTTAGCCGGCACAGTTGGCTGGCTAGTCTCGCACTACGTACTCAAATGACTCGAGAACAAAAACTTGAACGCTGGGCCGAGCGTGAACTGCGTCATAGCATTGACAAAATGATTTTGGATGACAACTCGGGTGGTTGGGTGGTGTTTGGAAAATATCATATCACACCAGAGCAGCAAGTGTTTAATGTTTGGCATTATGCAAACTTTGTGGGATCCTTTGGCAGCAAACGATCAGCAATTTCTTGGTGCATAGCCGATAAAAACAACCAAGCTTCATTGTCGCAACAGATCAAAGTGTTGGACTTTAAAAAACAATTCTTAGACAATGACATTGCTTGTCGCAGTGGTCTAGGCAAACTCAGTAGATCTGCAGAATTTAGAGAAATGGTCAAAACCAAACTTGAACCTAAGGTTTCTCTAAATTCTGCTGTCACAGCCGAACTTGAAAAATGTATATCTTCGGCTAAATATATACAACTTAGAGGATTCTCAAATGAAACTGCAAGAACTAGCCACACCTAAAAAAACTCGTCTGATTACCAAGACGTTTGAAAGTTATTTTGGCTCACGCATCAGCGTTGAACGTCTCAACGCTGGTCAAACTCGTCAAATGCTTCGCAAGGTGCAAGGCCTGCTTGGTGAGCACAAAGGCTCAATGGCACGCCACACCAGCGAACGCAATCCAACTTATCTCAAACTCATGATGATGGAACAGGCCTTGGCCACACGTCTCAAAGAGATGGATGTTCCAGTGCCGGGTGCTCAACCAACTGCTGGCGCTGTTCAACCAGCCGCACAAGTAAAAGATCCTAAGTTGGCTGCTGCTCTAAAAAAGAGTGCCGCAGGTCAAACATTGAATCCCGACGAACAAAAACTTGTTGCAGGTGCAGCATTGATGAAAGCCGAAAGCCGCTTGCGTAATGCTTATCGCATGCTAAAAGAATCTGAAGTGCAACAAGCTCAAGTGGTGTTGGCTGCACAAGACATGGTTGACAAGATGCAATCAATGTTAGAAGATGCCAGCGAAATGCAATTTAAAGAACTGCCTGCTCTAGTTGACTCAATCAAGAATCAAGTGGGTATTGACCAAGCTTCGCAATTCAACGCAGACGCCACAGCCGCACTTACTGGTCTGGTGCAAAACCTCCAAGGTGCCAAACAACAACTTGATCAAGCACTTGGCGTGGTAACTGGCCAAGCCGCACCCAGCACAGCTGGTGCAGACTTAGGTGCCGAACTTGGCGCTGACATGGGTGCTGACATGGCTGCTGGTGCCGAAATGGGTGCTGACGTAGGTGCTGATCTTGATGCTGCTGCTACCGATGCAGGTGCTGACATGGCTGCTCCTGCCGAAGAGCCAGTGGGCACAGCAGGCGCACTGGGTCGTGGCCGTAGATAATGAAAATCTTTGAAGTTGATACCTTTGCTGGTGCAACACCTGACCCAGACAAACTTCTGGGCCTAGTAGATTTTCTTAATGGTCGTGCAGACGACACCAACAGTCAAAAACAAATCAGTCAAGATGCTTTTATTTCTATTGCACAAAGTCTTGACGTACCTGTCAATCAAAGAAACATTATGGATCTAGTTGGACAGCCTCCACTAAGCAATGTGTTAGAACCCATCCAACCTGGCTCAACTGATCCCATTGTGTTCAAAGGCGGTGCTGAACAAACGGTACAACCCAAAATGTCAGTTCCTCAAGCACAACAAGTGGTAGACAAAATGGCCAAATCGGCCATGAAACGTCCAATGTAACAGTCAACCATTGGTTGACACACGGCGTTAAATACAGTATACTGCTTACATAAGGAGGCTGGTAAGACTTTAATATGGCATACTCAACCAAGGTCATTGACCATTATGAAAATCCCCGGAACGTCGGCTCTTTTGACAAGACTGATACTGATATTGGTACTGGTATGGTTGGCGCACCTGCCTGCGGCGATGTAATGAAACTGCAAATCAAGGTACAAGATGGCATTATCACGGACGCAAGATTCAAAACATACGGATGCGGCAGTGCGATTGCCTCATCCTCTCTTGTTACCGAGTGGGTTAAAGGACGAACGCTTGACCAAGCGGCAGCTCTTAAAAATTCAGAGATTGCTGAAGAACTCGCGCTGCCACCAGTCAAGATTCATTGTTCTATTCTTGCTGAAGATGCTATAAAGGCTGCTGTAGAAGATTATCGCAAAAAGCATGATCTCCATAACTGATCAGGCATACAACAAAGTAAAACGATTACTGCAAGCCAAAAACTATGCTGGCATTCGACTTGGGGTAAAAACTACCGGTTGCTCGGGTCTAGCGTATGTGTTAGAATACGTACAAGAATACACGCCATCTGAATCAGATATTAACTATGCCCAAGCAGACTTTGTGGTACTGGTTGATAAGAAAAATGAAGTGTATCTAAGAGGCGTTACTGTAGACTATGTGCGCCAAGGCCTCAATGAGGGGTTTGAGTTCATCAATCCCAATGAACGTGATCGCTGCGGGTGCGGAGAAAGTTTTAGAGTATGAGATCTTTTTATTATCAACCATTGCCCGACGTCACTTTGTCAAATGATATTATAAATGCAATAAAAAATTTACCCTGGCAAACTATGGCCAAAAGAGATATTTATGAAAATTTAAATTGGCACAATTTGGGAAAAAGTACAAGCACAGTGGTGCCAGAAAATTTACGGTCCGAGTATCAGTCTTTCTACGGCATAGAAAATAAACTAGTAGGAACTATGTTTAACTTTGAACTGCCTGTTGAAATTGAAAAAGAAATTCGATCTCAATGGAAATTTCTGTCACACTTTTCTGACCAGCCGATACTTAGGCTTCAGATTGTTTGTGGTGGTAGCATGATTCCTGTTCATGTGGATGTAACAAAAGCAACCAGTTTAATTTTCCCATTGGCCAATCACGAAAATTGTTTTACTCAATTCTATGAATTTTTTGAAGATATAACACTTTGGCAAGAACATTATAGCAACATCAAAGATCCATCGTGGCCGTTGTGTGAAACTCCAGCAGACATTGTTAACTTGCCTGAACATTGTCAATTGGAACTAGCAGCCAGCGAGGGTCATGTGGATTTTTTTTCAATGATTAGAATACGGCGGAGTGGTTCCAAAAATGAAAATGGTTACACACCACCACCCAACGCATTTTCCTATGTTGATCAAGTTGAAATTTACCCAAACCCAGTTTTGTTAAACATAAACAAATTGCATGGTGTGAGATACACTGAAAATAGCCTCACTGAGGACCGTCCACGAATGTCACTGTTTGCAAAATGGCCAAGTTCTCTTTTTAAAGATGTTTCTAAAATTTTTTAAATGTACAATCCAAAATTTGACTATAAACCCATACCCAGGGTCACCATAGATGGCAAGAGATTTTATGCCACGCCAGATGGTAAAAATCTACCTAGTGTGACCACAATTCTAGACCGAACCAAAAGTGAAGAAAGTAAAGCAGCATTGCACAATTGGCGGCGTGCAGTGGGTGCAGAACGAGCACAGGCCATCACAACAGAAGCTGCCAACCGCGGCACCAGAATGCATACCTATCTTGAAAAGTACATTCGAGAAGGTGCTATACCTGCTCGTGGATCCAACCCATTCTCTTGGCCCAGTCATATTATGGCAGAAGAAGTTGTCAATAAAGGCCTGGTCAATGTGAGTGAATTTTGGGGAATTGAAGTGCCATTGTATTTTCCCGGCGTATATGCAGGCACAACTGATGGCGCTGGTATTCATTTAAATGAAGAATCCATCCTAGACTACAAACAAACCAACAAACCCAAAAAACGTGAGTGGATTGACGACTACTTTGTTCAGCTATGTGCATACGCAGAAGCACACAACGAACTGCATGGCACACGAATACGAAAAGGTGTAGTTTTGATGTGTGTTAAGCCCGATCTAGATGAGCAACACAACATCGTAGGACAACCTAAATACCAGGAATTTGTGCTAGAAGGTGTGGAATTTGAAAAATATCGCACCATGTGGTGGAAAAAGGTTGAACAGTACTACGTGCTAAATATGTGATACCTCAAGGAATCACACTGTGGCAATAGTACAAGTATCTAGAATAACCCAACGAACCGGACTCGAGACAGACCTGCCTCAACCCTTAGCTGGAGCCGAATTTGGCTGGGCAATTGATCAGCGCAAACTCTACATTGGTAACGGCACAATTGCTGACGGTGCTCCAATAGTGGGAAATACCGAAGTTCTCACAGAGTTCTCAGACATTCTTAGTTTTGCCACAGCATACACTTACCAAGGTGCAGCCGCTGGTTACACAGTGCAAACAGGCCCTACATCAGGCGATCCTGTTAGCCAAAGCATACAAAGCAGACTGGACAGTTACGCTGTTGTAACAGACTTTGGCGCGGTAGGCGACGGCAGCACCGATGACACCGATGCCATCAACCGAGCACTGTTCCAATTGTTCTGTGTGCAAAACAACACACAAATACGCCGAAGTTTGTTTTTCCCAGCTGGCACGTACATTGTCACAGACACCATACTGATTCCGCCTTGGGCCAAACTGTACGGCGAAGGCGCTGATTCCAGTATCATCTATTTTACTGTGCAAACTTGGGCTGCCAACACTGCCTATGCAGCTGGTGTGTTGGTCAAAAATTCAGGCAGCTACTACCGCAGTATTGCCGCTGTGCCTGCCACTGGTATTTTGTTATCCAACGCAAGTTACTGGGAATCTACCACACTGCCAGAACTGGTTGTTAGAACTGCTGACAGTCAACAACAAACTGGAGTCAACATTGGAGTGGGCGGAGCAAGTCCTCCACAAAACATTGAAGTATCCAGCATGTCATTCCAGACTACCGAGTCAGGCAGTCACAATGTGTGCTTGATTGAAAAGGCTCAAAAGGTCAGTATGGATAATGTGACCTTTGCCAGCAATCTTACTACTGTACAGTTGCAAGATGCTGTGGAAGACGTTAGCGGTGTTTTGTTCAGTTCAACCACTGCATTGCCATGCACAGAAATTACCATGGACAAATGTAAATTCACTGGCATGACTTATGGTATCAACACTGACCACCAAACTGCCGGAGTCACTGTCAGCAACGGATGGTTTGATGTGCTATATCAGGGTGTGGTGTTAGGCAGTGCCACACCAGTAGATGGTGGACCAAGTGGATTCAAGGTGTTGCATAATGTGTTTGACAACATCTACGGCGAAGGTATTGTCATTCAAGAGTGCAGTTTGAATGCCACTGGTTACAATATTTTTTATGATGTGGCCAATCACTTCAATGGCGCTGCACTACCAGCAGCGCCTATCATCAGCATTGATGCCAACAACAATATTTCTGTTGGTGATTTGTTTCAGCGCAATGACAGTCAAAGCGGCACCTATCCTAGGATCAGTCTTGCTACCACAAACTCTATTGCAATGAGTCAGAACACTAGAGACATGGTGTTTTACCAATCGCAAGCAACCACTACCAACGTTGGAATGAGCCTGGATCTCGGAACGCTAAAACGATCAGCAGGCATATCAGACACACTGGTAGACAATGGCAGCGGCAATCTTGTGGTGATTGATAAAACTGCTATCACTTCGTTTAGTTTTGATTACGTGATCACCAGATCTGATACTAGACGTAGAGGCACAATCACAGTAACAGGTGGCCAAGCTGCCACTGTCACTGGTTTCAGTTATATTGACAACTTTACAGAAAACGGGTCAACTGGTGTCACACTCACGCCAGCAGACAGCGGCACTGAACTGTCAGTGGGTTACACTTGTACCAGTACTGGTACAAATGCTTCAATTAGATATTCCGTAGCAAACTTTGGCATTTGATGTGGCCTAAAACTTTTGCTGATAGGCTTGAGTCTTGGAACGCACTGAGAAATCAAGCTGCTACTGCTGATGTTGAATCGGCCCTGACCACCATTAACCAATGGTGGTTTTCTACTCCCTGGATTCCTTATCATTTACACTGGGATGATTGTGACAAATGGCCCGATCCTTGGCAGCTATTGGATGACAATTTGTTCTGTGGGCTTGCTCGTGGGCTAGGAATCCTGTATACTATAACAATAATTGATCGTG